GGCATGGCACGAATGATTAGCGTTCATAAAGACAAGAATAGCTATTACTTCAACTTCCCCAATGACATCATGGAAGAATTGGATTGGCGCACTGATGATACGATACGCTTCGATGAAGTGGAAAATTGCACAGATGATGGGAAATATAATTCACTTGTACTTGTGAACGAGTCCCTTGAAGAACGGATGGAAGGTGAGTAGTAAATTACGCACTGGTCGAAATTTTCCACCAGTTCAATACAGAGATTACGATGAAATGTCTATGACCGATTGCGAAGGTAAGAAAGTAACGATTCAATATCAATGGGATACGGATATATTCGGAACGATGGAAATCGTAATGCGATTATTGATTGCCAATGGGTTTTCACCCGATACAGTTAAGGATGGATTCAGTTATATGTGGAATGAATTTTATAGGGATATAGAGTAACATGGCAACCATGAGAAAATTCGCCACATTAATCTTCGCAGTGCTGTTTATTGCCTCAAGTTGTAGCGATGATATATATGTCGGTGGATATAATAAGAAATTGGAACATATTGATTCGACATACTATGAAAAATCAAGAAAGATAAATACAGGACATGAATAAGCCAAAAGGAATTAGCGAGGATGCTCAGATACATATTAGCGTAGCTTTTCTTATTAAGGCTATGGTTGGTGTAGCGTTAGTTGTCGGCTCTTGGTATCAAGTACAAATGAAATTTGCAAATATTGAAATTAGATTAAACGAACTCCAAGATAAGGTTACCGTATTGACTGCATCTGTGGAAGGTATGGAGAAAAAAGACATTGAGGAGTTAGAAGAAACAAACCGAAGCCTGATGCAGAGGTTAGGCTTAAAACGATAGGAGTACAAAATGGCAAAAAACAAAAAACAAAAAGAAAATCAGCCAGTATTGAATCTAGACGGAAAAGAATACGAAATTGATGCGATGAGTGATGACCAGAAGTTGATGGTATCGCATATTGCGGACCTTAACCGTAAAATTGAAAGCACATCTTTCAACTTGCAACAACTACAGTTTGGAAGACAGTCTTTCATTGATGCATTAAAAAATGGATTAAATGATGCAAACGAAGATTAACACAATAGATAGAGCCATCAGCCAAGATGGTCTAAAAGGATTGTAATATGCCAAAAGGTAAAGGTACATACGGAAATAAAGTTGGAAGACCTAAAAAGAAGAAATTAAAGCAAAAAAAGAAAAAGATGGGTAGATAATGGCAGTTGTATACAGGGGGGAAAGATTCGCAGGTTATAATAAACCCAAGCGCACTCCAAAACATAAGAATAAATCTCACGCTGTACTTGCTAAAGTCGGAGATAGAGTAAAACTTATACGATTTGGACAGCAAGGTGTATCTGGCGCAGGTAAAAACCCCAAGAGCAAAAGCCAAAAAGCTAGACGGAGATCATTTAAAGCAAGACACGCTAAGAATATCGCCAAGGGTAAAATGAGTGCAGCTTTTTGGGCGGATAAAGTCAAATGGTAGAAGCATATTTAGAATATGGTGCGATAGGAGTCATAGTATCTCTATTTGTATTAATGATTACCAATCTCATTAAGAGCCAAAAGCTGCAAAACGAAGACTTGGATAGGATTCGACAGGCGAATGTAAAGCTAGAAACAAAAATGGCGAATGTTGAATCCATAATATTGAAAATGCTTGACCGATGGAATCGAAGCGATGAAACATCACAAAGACACAGGGAAGATATTGTAAAGGAACTAAACGATGTCTCTGATGATCTGAATTTCATCAAGGGCAGGATGAACGGACGGAGTAAATGAAGGTGACTGAATATCGCAGTGAGATGCACGACCTTTTAGTCAAAGTCTCAACACGCCAGGAAGAGATGATCCACAGAGTCGGGCGCATCGAAAAACATTTAGAAAAAATTAACGGCAAGGTTGCAGAACACGAGGCAAGCCTTATCAAAATCAAAACAATCGGTATGGTAGCCGTATTTGTCATACCTTTAACAATAAACATAATAATGAGGTTAATATGAGTGACTGGATGTATGTAGTGGGTGGTTTAGCAGTATTAGTAGGCGGATGGTATGTTCCATTCTTGAGAGCAATGTATATGACTGGGTTCAAAGCTATGCTTTCAGAAGCAGTGCTAAAGAAGGTTTTCCTTTCTGTGGCTGAAAAGCTAGTTAAATCATCTAAAAATAAATTGGATGATGTTTGGTTTGCACAAATGAAAAAAAACTTAAAATAATGAGTGCAACTTTCGCACAGATAATCCCAAGGGTTCTAAAGCGAGAAGGTGGGTATGTAAATGATCCAAGTGATATGGGCGGAGAGACTCGTTATGGAATCTCTAAGCGTTCATATCCTGATTTGGATATACGAAATCTCACAGTCCAACAGGCAACAGAGATTTATCGTAAGGATTATTGGGTTCCTTCTAGGGCTGAAAGGCTCCCAGAGGAAATCAGAGAGGACTATTTTGACGCAGTTGTGAATCATGGGCAGGGAAATGCCGTAAAAATACTGCAAAAAGCCATAAACTCCACAGGAAGCCCAAAATTAGCTGTAGATGGACGGATAGGCAAGAACACGATAAGAGAGTCAAAAAGATTAAAAAAGTCCCGATTTCGGGCATTTAGAACCCTTTTTTATTCCCAAATCGTAATCAAGAACCCAACCCAGGAAAGATTTTGGTTTGGATGGTGGAAAAGGGCTATAGGTGTAGACTAAAGAGGTTTAAGTAATGGATTTATCAAATAGATTGAGCAAATTTTTCAAGGATAGCAGAGAAATCAAGGAATTGAGCGAAGAAATCTCAATTACAGACTTTTTGCTAAATGTTAGTGACGATAATTACGATACGATTATCAAAATGATGCAAATGATCGATAGGCTTGATATTCCAGATATTGACTTAGTATTTGAGGACACACCTCATATTGAATCGAATAACATGGGACTAGCATGACATATTTCGAAGCATATTGTAATACTCAGGGAGATTTACAAGCAGTAATCCCCGATATTCACAATTATAACCAAAAGTTTTTAGTTCAGAATTGGATAGTGCATTCTGGCAGTATTTACAAGTCATTTGATTCTGGATACATTGACGTATTATTCAGAAGCGGTGAAGACCTGGGTAGCGCACAAAGCGGTCTCGGTGATCTAAATGTAGATAAGGAATGGTACTACGACTCAGCAGAAGATGTGGTATATATCTATTCTGATACCGATGTTACTGATTTGGTGATGGAAGGTGGGACAGATTGGGACAGTTTGAAGACTAAAACAGTAAAAGAGTCTGCGGACATGATTCGCAGTTACCTAGGCAGACCAATTATAAGGATGAATAATGCCAATGTGCAGGGTGCAGCAGGTAGGAACTATCCCTATGTTATCATTCGATGCAATGCAATACTAGCCTGCGCTCAACTGATTATGCCATACGATCCAGAAAGAGGTCGTGAGGTTCAGGCAATGGCGATAAACGATGAAGGCACTGGCCTACTGGACAGAATCAAGCGTGGGGAATTTGTTCTCCCTTCTGACACCTCACTTGATAAAAATGCAGGGGTAGTAAGACAGATTTCATTGGATGCCTTCACAACAGGTGGAATTATTGATGTGCAAAATGCTACACACCCACAAGTACGATTCGATGATATTCGTGTAGTGATTTCCACTGGTGGCACATTCACTGCAGGAACATCATCTCCAGTTAAGTACGATGTTTATGTATCTGATGATACTGGCATTCGGAGAACCAAGACTGTAGAGAATGAAGTTGTGACTGGTGTATTTCAACCTGCAGCTTATGGTATCAAAATTAGATTTAGCGAAGGCGTTTATGTGGCTGATGATGAGTGGGGTATCATTGTTATGGGCGGTCATAGTAATGAAATTAGTTCCGTCAAAAGCGGTCAAGTTGTTAGATGATATCTTATAATAATACGATTAAATCTAATGTCCTGGATTCTTTGGATAAAATCGTCAATGATGAATTTACCGATATACCGATTTACTATGATCAGGAATTCCATGTAAGGGGAAATAGATTCTTTGTATTTCAGCCTCAGACTGATGAGTTAATAGAGCAGAGAGTATCCAGCGATGTGCGTGAGTACACTGTGCTTATAAAGCTGTATCAGAAGGCAGGAGTAGACTTTAGGAAGAAAACAGAGATTCATCCTATAACTCAAATCACAGAAAGACTTAAAAGGTTGATAGCAAATAACTCAGACTACAGCCCAAGTTCAACCTACAAATGGCACGATGGGAGAATATCGTTAATCGAATACAGAGTGGATAATGAAGAAGCACCTGAATTTAATATTACCGATGTAACCTTTTCTTGCGTAGTAGAGGAAGTATTATCATGAAAGTAAAAGCGAAAAAACAAATCCCAATGTGGGGTTCATATCAAGGACTCGATCCAAAAGATTGGGCAGAATTAAATGCAGGTAAAACTGTAGAAATTTCAATGATACCAGATAAAGCCAAGGAATATCTGGAGATAATTAAATCAAAACAAAACAAGAAAGGCGATGACTAATGGCTATTGATTCAGCAGCTTATAGTCCCAAGGAATTTAAGCTTGGAATCCAAGCCGAAACAACTATAGGCACAAAAATTGTAGATGGAATGACACTAATAAATGTGGATTCTGTGGAGCTTCCAAGTTATAACCCATTACAGGTGCTTGATGTAAGGTCAGGTGCAGGGAGAACATTAAAATCTTCAGATGTATTCACTCAGAAGGATTTAGTTGATAAAGAGATTAGCTTTAGTGGTACTGCAGATACACAAATCTTACCACTATTGTTAAAAAATATATTTAATAGCACACAAAGAGCAGCGGTGACCGACACTGTACCTGCAGCATACGTTGTACCTGACAGCTTTAGCCCAGATGAATTAAAGAATGGCGGAACAGGTTCAGCTAATGGACATTTAACAATGACTGTTGCGGTTATTAGCCCCGAAGGAAGCACTTCGTCTGTTTTCCCTGGATGTCGATTAACTTCTCTGCAGATTAGTGGTGATATGGGAACTGAGAATGGTAGGGTGAAGATTAGTGGCACATTTAAAACAGCATTTAATGTGTTTATTAATCAGGCAGCACCAACCCAAACTGATTACACTGCAAATTTCTATAATATGAATACAATGGGAAGTGGCACATCTCAAGCCACTAAGAAAATTGCAGGTGTTTCTGATTTAGTATTACAGAGCTTTTCGCTGAACATTGAAAATCCTTCTGAGTATATTGGATATATAACAACTTCTGCTGACTTAGGTGGTGGTTCATCAACAACCAACCAAGACCCAGAAGTTATCGCAGTTGGAATCCCAGGTGTAACAGTTACTATGGATGCCACTGTAAAATATGATTCACAGAGCAAAGGAATCGATGATATCTATCAGCTAGGAACCCTAAGTCAAACACATTTATCCAACAATGCGAATTGGTATGATGCTTCAACTTTTGGTATCTATGCAAATAAATGCTTAGTAACTTCTTTAGCGCATAATGAGGCAGCAGCAATGATGTTAGATGTTTCAATGCAAATGGCTGCTGATTCTTCAAGCTCTGCGCCCAATGATAGTTTAATTGAAGTTATTGCATGATCGTAAAAACAAAGCAAGGTGAGTTCGAGGTTCGCCCTATCAATTTTAAAGATAGGCGAGAATTACACAGAAAAGAGATTAAGGTATACTGGGATGAGAAGCTCGATACAGATTCGTATTATGAGCTTCTCGACTGGGTGATGAATAAAGCATTCGCAAACCCAGAAGAAATACTTGGTAAATTCAAGGATGAAGAGGTAGATGAAATCCTTGGCAAAATATATCAGGAATACAAAGGTATATCTAAAAAAAAGAGTTAGCGTACCGAATTAATACTTGGTACGCTTACTTTGGTTATAACGAATCTCTTTTACCTGTCGGTGAAGAATACACCGCACATTCCCCCACTTTAAACAAGCCAGTAACATACACTGAATCCGAAATATGGGAAGAAGTGTATCGTGTAGTGGCTGAAGACAAAGAACGCAAGTTCACACCTGGACAAAATCTATACTATCTTATACCCCACTTCGCTAATCCTCAATTCTTCGCTGATCCTAGCGTTTCATTAGATATTCAGGAGTATAGCTATATCAAGAAATTCAATATCCCACCTGCCAAAGCAATAGACGAAGCAGAGGTGGATAGGCTCGTAGTCTATTCGATTATAGATGAGGAACTAATGGCTTGCGACAAAAGAAATAAAGAGAAGAATAATGGCTAGAGATGTAAATGAACTCATATTAGAATTTAAATTTAGAGCAGAGAAAGCCAAAAGGCAGATTCCAAAAACCACAAGCATGCTAGGCAGGCTTAGGCAATCAACATCTGGCATAAGAAGAGAGATTGGTGGACTGCGTAATGACTTATTATTGATGAGTTTTGCATTCGCAGGGGTCACCGCTGCGGTAGGAAAGCTCATTGGAGTATCTGCAAAATTTGAATCTGTCAAAACAAGACTAGTAGGTTTAACTGGATCAGTTGAAAACGCTGAAAAAGCATTTGATAATTTCAATAGGATAGCCGCACAGACTCCATTTAGCCTTGAAGACGTAGTTGATGCAGGGGCGCAGTTGGAAGCTTTTGGGGCTGACTCTGATGCCTTAATAGGGTCAATTACAGATTTGGCATCTTTTATGGGTACAACAGCAGTGGAAGCCGCAAATGCCTTCGGTAGAGCCTTCGCAGGTGGCGCAGGTGCTGCTGATATTTTAAGAGAACGTGGAATATTAAATATAATTAAAGCCTCTCAGGGCTTAGAAGATTTATCTAAAACAACCCTACCTGATTTCAGAAAAGCATTAATATCTGCTATGCAAGACCCTGTTGTTGGTATTGCTGGATCAGCCGATAGGTTGAGTGAAACATTCCAAGGTTTGATAAGCAACACAGGTGATAGTTTTACTAGATTAGCAGATTCAATAGGCGATATACTAATTCCTGCATTTACACCTCTAATAAAAAGATTGAAAGAAGGCGCAGAATCTGCCGAAGTATTCTTTAGAAGGGTAGTGGAGACTGACCTAGAAACTTCCATACGTCAATTAAAAGAAATGGGTGCTTCACTGGAGCAGATTGCAACTTTGCAAGAAGCTCAATTACTTGCAAATCTATTGGAGTTGGAAGAGCAACAGAGCAAATTAAACATAGAAGGTAAAACCTCTACTGAGATATTCTCTGAAATCTCACAACTCAATGAAAATATATTAGAATCTCAGGTAAAAGTTGCTGATAAAAATGCAGAATCGGTAAGAAATCAAGAAAGGATTCTTGAGCTTGATGCAGGTATTGCGAGCCTTCGACAGAGTATCAAAGAGGCGCACGAAGGTACTTTAGATGTTAGTGATGATGAATTAAAATTAATACGAGAAGCAGTTGCGAATCATGAAATAGAAAGATCGTTTTTAGAAACGAAAGCAAGGATTATTTCGGAAAACTTTGACTTTGCCCAAAGAGACCTATCTACGCACAAGAATACTGTTTCTGAATTATCCGAACAAGCTAGAATACTTCAGAGAATAGAGGCAATAAGAGAAAGACTGTTTGGTAAAAAACCCCTTAAGGAGGAAGAAACATCCTTAGCTAAGGTGATGGAGGTTGATGAGGCAGAGGCTAAACTAGCTGAATTAAGAAGAACTGCAGCGGTGTTTTTCAAGGAAACCAAGGATGACGCTAAAGATGGTAGTCTTAAGCCCCTGTCAGATCGAGCTGATCTTTTTATCCAAGCAAAACAAGAATTTGAGGAATTAGGGGATGAATTCCTTGAAGGTACTGAAGTAGATGATAATTTTCTTGTAAAAGTATTAGAAGATATTCAAACTGAACAAGATAAAACAACTGAGGGTTTTAATAAACTAGGGATCGCTATTGCGGAAGGTGACATGAAGAGGGCGCAAGAAGAGCTAAGATCAGCAGTAGAACCATTTAAAGAATTTGGGGATGCTATTGGACAGGCGGTTATATACGGACAGAGCCTTGGAGATGCAGTCGTAAGTTCAATTAAGGCGATAGCTGCGGAATTAGTTGCCCAAGCGGCAACATTAGCCTTAATGAAAATATTTCTTGGACCAGGAGCCACAGCAGCAGGGCTTGGGCTAGACTTATTAAGCGGAGTCGGTAAGCTCTTCGGATTCCACCAAGGTGGCATGATCGGTGGGCGAGGGCAGAATATTCCGATAATAGCACAACCTGGGGAATTTGTAATGCAGAGAAGCGCAGTACAATCCATAGGGGCATCAAACCTCGCAGAGATGAATGCCACAGGACAACCAACATCGAATATCACAGTGAATATCCAAGGTGGGGTTGTGGATCAGGACTATGTAACCAACACTCTAATTCCTGCTATTAACGCTTCAGGACAAATCGTTGCTTAGTTTATCTTCCAATTTAAGTTCAGCATTAGACAAGGATGCGATAGCATCATATTGGTATCTAAAGCTTTACTACGATGATGAAACTAGCTTTGTGGGACTATCCGATAAAGATAGAACGATTGGTGGTAATGCATACTATGGATTAGTTACCTCATGGTCTAACCTAACATATTCTGCGAATCTCAATGACTTTGAGGTTAAGTCTTCTGTAATGAGATTGAAATTAGCCAATACTCCAAAAGCTATAGATGGTGGTAGATTCTCCGACTTTTACTCATCAAGGGAATTTACTAATAGAAAATGGGAATTGTATTTTGGTGAAGATAGTGTGTCTTCAGCCTCTGACCATCAGATTTTAGCCACTGGAATTATAGGCTTAAATACTGAATACACTAAGACTGATTTTTCCATATCTTTAAATTATATGCTCAATAAATTTAATTTGGAAATACCGACTGTGATTCTCTCTGGAGTGGATGTACCCGATGAAAATGTAGGGAAACCAGTGCCTTTTGTATATGGGGATTTTGACAGAGAAGCAACTGTTCCAAGCACTGATTTTGATAGGCATACTGGACAATATGCTCCAATGATTATATCTAATATGTGGGAACCTACAAATGGTGGTATAGAAGCTAAAGCTGATGATAATTCAACAGAGACTCTCCATACTTTGCGTGATGAAAATATAGCTATGTATCTTGATAATGTATATGCTTCATTTGATGATAATTTGGTGGATGTGCTGAATAATCCAATCGCATATGTTTCTGGGAATCTATTAGAATCAGCTAAGTTTGTTACTGGCGTTACTGAGGTTCAGAATTTTAGTAACTCTACAAGTAAAACATTGTCAGTTAGCGGTGGCAGTACAGATGATTTTAGTTTTGGAGTGCCGAATCTACCAAAAGGTGTTGATAGAACTGGTCTTAAAATGCTTGTATATTATACTTCAGATATGCCAGTTCCTGATGCTGCCGCCCCTAATGATTTTTTTAAATTTACGAATACTGCAAATAGTCCTATCAGTGATAATCTACCCCAAGGAACAAATACAGTACAGAGCATTGCCTTAGGCTCGACAGATACAGGTCGAACTATAAAACTTAGAATGGACGCTACGGACTCTGGTGGGACTTATAGTGCTAGTATACATACGATATTAATTGTCGGTGACTATGAGATAGATGATACTGTAGTTGAAACCAAAGTTCACAAAAGAACTACATACACACATGGTATAGATGAGCGTTCTTTTAGGATTGGTGAAATAGAGTCGCCAATAACAACATCAGTTACAAGGGAGTACAATGTACCTAAAAAGGTTCGTATGCTGTATGGATCATTAAAGGGAAGAAAATATAATTCTGACCTAACATCATCTCGCTCCCATGGATATGCGACAACTGATTTTATTGAAAATCCAGTTTATATGATAGAAGATATTGGTCGTAAAATGATGGGTGCGAGCATTGATACTTCTACGTTTGATGATTATGGAACCAAAACAACAGGTAAATTGAAACATATTTTTAGTGTATCTAATGCTAGTGATGTAAAACTAAGATTTAGTCAATATTTTTTAGAAAGCGCAGATGATGTTTTGAGAAGGATATGCAGGCAATCTGGATTGTTTTACCATTTCAATGAAAATGGTGCAATAAGAATTTTTGGTAGAGCTAGATCAGGATACTATATTTCTGATAACTCATCAGATTTTTTAACTCAAACTATCGATTTCGATCACTGCAATTTGGATAGCATTGCTTATACCGATTCTGGGTACTTACGAAATAAAATTAAAGTAAAATACAATTTCGATTATGGCTCTGAGCAATCAATCGATGAGACTTCATTTGTAGAAGATTCAACCAGTAAGGGGACAAGCTCTAGCGGCTATGCAATTACCAACACGCTGATTTCTGAGGCAAATTATATCAATGATTCTACTGTAGCTACTGCATATGCCAATACCTTATTGGATTATTTTAAAGACAGAAAACCAGTAATTAAGCTTACTACAGGTAGAATGGAATATGTAAATATTGAAATTGGAGATATCGTGAATATTAGCAATTTTCCATCAGATGTGAAGATATTCGGCACTGCACTAGCAAGCACAGATTATTTTATGGTGACCAGTGTAAGCAAATCACCAAACATGATAAGATTAACTTTGACCGAGGTTTCATAATGGCAAAAAGCTTTATATACGATAGCTCAGGGACTTACAATGCTACGCTAGATGATGGTGTTGTAAGTGGAATTACCAATGGATCAACATACACTGGTAGTGGCACGAATATAACCAATGAGTTATATGCAAATGATCAGAATATAAGTAATGCAGTAACTGCTTTTGATAATTTGGACTGCATACAATTAGACTATTCTAGCGATGTTACAATCGATACGGTAGCTCTCTATTTTTCAGCAGCAAGTAGTAATTCAGTCGTGATTGCACCCGAAGGCACTACCCCTGCAACAACTATAGGAACCCCATTAACCACAGATAGTTCATTGGCGATTAATTGGAATGTTACCTCTGATCTATCTGCTACTTCAAGATATTATTATATCATAGCATCAGGTGGGGCAGTTACCAACCTATCTGAAGTTATCCTAGGTAAAACCCTAACATTCCCACATAACCCAAATCTAAGCGGTAAAGAAAGCAAGGTATTCGGGGTAGATGTGGTAGAATCTTATGGTGGTTTGGAATATGCGAATAAAAGGCATGATGGGAAGCGAATGTGGGAAATGTCTTTTAGCAATCTCAATGCCACTGATAAAACAAATTTTGAAACAATGCGAGATGCAATTAGCACAAACTTCCTAAAATTTGTATACTATGATGATAGCACTTATCATTGGGTAAGGGCATTACCAGGTAGCTTTGAGTTCACAGAGGTAGCATATCAAAGTTATAATATGAACGTTAAAATTATAGAGCAATTAGCATAATGGCAGCGAATACTTCACTTACCGATACCGCAATAAATGTAGGTTATACACAGATTCTTCATGTTGGTGACTCGGATGGTCTACACGCAACTACCAATCGAGCAGTATACGATGGGGATGGAACTGCAAGTGCATTGGAAATAAGTGCTGCCAATGTAGGTGCAAAATCAGGCGCAACGCTACTTCAAGGTGGGGTAGAGATTACCGCAACTGCTGCAGAACTAAACATCATGGATGGTGTGACAGCGACTGCTAGTGAGATCAATGCCTTAGATGGAATCACTGCAAGTGTTAGTGAGCTAAATATCTTAGATGGTGTGACTGCTACCGCAAGTGAATTGAATATTTTGGATGGGGCAACACTGTCAGTATCAGAACTGAACATCCTTGATGGAGTTACCGCAAGCACAAGTGAGATCAATCAGCTCGAAGGGATCACAGTTGTATCAACTACAGGTAGTCAAACACTGACAAATAAAACTCTTACATCTCCCACAATATCAGGACTTAACCTGAGTGATTCTTCAATAGTGTTTGAGGGTTCAATAGCTGATGATTATGAAACCACACTAACAGTCACAAATCCAACCGCAGATAGAACATTAACGCTTCCTAACGCAACTGACACAATCGTAGGAAGAGCGACCACTGATACACTCACTAACAAAACTATCGATGCCGATAGTAATACAATTAGCAATTTAGAACATGGGAGTGAAGTGGACAACCCCACATCTGGTGTGCATGGAGTCACAGGATCAGTAGTTGGTACATCAGATTCTCAGACTCTAACAAATAAGACCATAAATGCTGATAACAACACAATCAGTAATTTAGCCCATGGTAGCGAAGTAGATAATCCATCATCAGGAGTTCATGGCGTAACTGGTAATGTGGTTGGGACTTCTGATACACAAACTTTAACGAACAAAACATTAATCACACCGATCATAGCAGAGATTGATAACGCATCAAATATTACGCTTGATGCTGGTGCTGATATCGTATTGGATGCTGATGGTGGTGATGTATTCTTTAAAGATGCAGGCACTACCTATGGCTCAATGACGAATACATCGGGCAATCTTATTGTCAAGTCAGGTACAACCACAGCCCTGACATTCTCTGGGTCAAGCGTTACAATCGCAGGGGATGCCACAATAGGCGGAGATGATATTAATTCAAGTGGTTTTAGCCCAGGATTCTCAGGCATTGGATGGAAGATAGATAATGCCAGCCACTTAACAGTGGAAAGTGCCACAGTCCGAGGAACTTTGTCTGTATATGAATTACTAATTCAGCAGATTAGAGCTACAAATGGAGCTGTGTTTATATCTTCAGCAGCAAAAGTAGAAAGTGCTTCTGGATTATCTGATAGTGATGACGATGGAACAATAACATTCGAAGATGCATCAGGGAATAATTTATGTCCATTTGCAGATGGCGACATTATCATGATGCAAAGAGTTAATCCTGGTGCATTAGTAGCATCGAATGCTGCAGGGGGTGCAACGAATGTGATTAAGAAGCTTGTATACGAGGTTACTGCAGTTACTAATAATACAGTGACTGTCACTAACGCAGGCTTTAACAACACAGACTCACCATCAGCAGGAGATGAGTTTGTAAGAATAGGTAACAATGGGGATACTGCGAATCGTGATGGAGTAATCTATTTAACATCCGATGATTCTAACGCTCCATTCATTGATATAAAAGCCAGTATCAATTCATACTCTGAGTGGACAACATCCATGCCAAAGGTCAGATTGGGTAAGCTGTCTGGAATTACAGATGCAGATATTAATGGTGGATCAGAGCTATCAGGATTCGGTCTTTATTCAGATAATATATACCTCAAGGGTGAAATTGTAGCAACCTCAGGTAAGATTGGTGGGATTACGATTGCAAGCAGTAAGGTATACACAGGAAATGGTATACATAAAGATTCTGATACTGGATTCTATATAGATAGTAGCTCAAACTTCTCATTGGGTGATAAATTGTCTTGGAATGGTTCTGCATTAACAATAGATGGATCAGTTACTATAGGTTCCAATACTGCGAGCAATCTCATTACTGGCAGTGATGTTAACGCTAATGTGACCAGTATATCTGGCGGTGTAATCACCACAGGAACATTAGATGCCTCTGTGGTCAATGTTACCAACCTTAATGCAACTAATATCAACACTGGGACATTAGATGCCTCTGGTATTACCGTAACCAATTTAGATGCATCAAGCGTTACCGCAGGGACAATGTCTGCCGATAGAATATTGCTCGGTGGATTGGACTTAACTACTTATGTAGATAATTCTTTATTTGGCGATGGTTCTGATGGGTCTTCAACAATCAGTGGTAATACAACATTAACTTCTGATAAATATTATTCAAGTCTTACGATTGATGCAGGGGTTACACTTAACACTGGTGGCTATAGGGTTTTCGTGAGTGGCACATTAATTATGGGAGCTTCTGCCAAGATAGCCAATAATGGATCAAATGGAAGTGATGGTGGATTTGCGTTTGGTGGATCTGGTGGGTCTGGGGGCGCAAGTGGAACACTAAGGGGTGGTGCAGACGGAGGAAGAGGTGGAGGCACTCAAGGCGCAGGAGATGCAGGTGGTAGTGCAGACCCATGTATCAATGCCAATGATGGAGCTGCAGGTGGATCAGGTGGGGGCGTAGGTGGCGGTGACCCAGGTTCAGGTGGGAGTGCAGGCTCTGCATCGGTAAAGAAAACCAATTTTGAGCATATAGACCCAACTATACTAATCACGATGCGTGATATTTATGGTATCGATGATACTCCTAAAACAATACGCCCAAGTTGTGCAGGTGGAGGTGGAGGCGGTGGAGGCACTAAAGCTACTACACTTGAAGATGGACATGGCGGTGGCGGCGGCGGTGGCGGAGGTGGCACTGTCCTCGTTTGTGCCAAGACTATTGCCCTTGGTACTAGTTCCAAATTTGAATCTAAAGGTGGCAATGGTGGGGATGGTTATAATGGGTCATCAGGCGATGGTGGTGGCGGTGGTGCAGGCAATGGTGGTGCGGTAATAATCCTCTCCAATACGAATGTTAGCTCATCTTATGTAGATGTGACTCCAGGATCAGCAGGAACATCGGTTGGTGGTAGCGATGGTGGTGCAGGTAGCAGTGGAACATTCATTATGCGACAGATATGATCTTCTATGCAGATACGATTGGACTTGATCCACCAACTGAAGGATATATTAATTCTTCTATAGAGGTAAAATTTAGTGAGAATACAACTCAGTTTGGCGATGAAACTCGGAAATTTGGCACTATTGCTGATTCATCATTCGTATCTGATTTTACAACTAATAATCCGACTGTTTTATATGATTATAGGAATGTACTAGCTACAGATTTCACAAGCCTAAAAACATTCCAAACATCCGCTGGGAAAACCCTACTTACATCTGATGGTGAAATATTCAAAACTGCTGATGCAGATACGGATATTGGCCTAAGATATCAATTTAGCGAAACTTCTCAATTTGACTTTATAGCTTTCCATGTCACAAGAGTTGGCACTGCTGTAGACATTAAAATATATGAAACCTCGAAAAATGTAGTTTTCCAAACTTCGGCAGGGAAAAACCTAGTCACCTCTGATGGCGCATTATTCTTAACCGCAGATAATCCTGATGATAGCTTGGGGCTGATATTAGAAGGTAATATCTCATCTACAGGATGGACAGTAATTGACTTCGGTAGTTTGCAATTCTATGATTCAGATGGTAAGAAATTTCAACCATCTGACGCTGACGGACTCAGAACTTCACCTGTTGGATCACAGGAGCAGATTAATACTGATATTATATTGGTTCAATTAAGCGGAAGTTTTGACATTGATATTTCAGAGATATTTATGGGTGTCAAATACGAACCTGGTAGGAATTTTGATATTGGCACGAAAACAGGAGCCACTCCATTGGTTAATGTTCAGGAAAGCTATTCAGGGCGTGAATATGCCAACCGAGTAGAAAGCGATAAGGAGTTTTTTGAATATCAATACAATGAGGCAGATAATACAATCAAAACCAATTTTGAAAGCCTATTACAAGACTCTCAGGACCAAAGAATTCTTATAAATGATGATGATGAATATCGCTATGTATTTAGCGATAAGAGATCATTCGACGCTACGGAAATAGCATCAGGCGTGTATGATATAAAACTAAGATTCAGTAACGATAGATTCTAAATGTCTAGCCACTGAATCGTATAGCTCTCTTTTCTCTTCCGACAATAAATCCACATAGTATTTTACTGTAATATCTACGCTACTGTGGTCCAAAAACTTGGACACATGAAATATTGAAGACCCTTGCCTTAACAATATTGCACCACTAGCCCTGCGAAGATCATGTGTGGTGAATTGAATACCTGTAGATTCACGAAGTTCGTTAAATCGATTCCGAACATAGTTTTCGGTGTATGGTATTGGGGCATCACGATCCATCCAATTATATAATATATCCATAACATCCTGAGATACGCTAACCCAAGACTTGCGATTGCCTTTGCGCCTCATGGCGATTCTATTGTTTTGAAAGTCCACATCCTGCCAAGTAAAGTTTTCCTGTAGTGGTTCTGACCTTCTTGCGCCTGTTAATAGATAGAATCTCAATAGATTATGTGTATCGCCTTTAGCATTGTTTAACAAGATGCGAATCTCATCATCCGACAGTATGTTAATCTTTTTCTTAGCTATCTTATAATATATAACAGGGGGTTCCTCAGATATTTTCCCCATCTTTTTCGCCCAACTGAATGCACTCTTGATTGCACGAAGGTCTGCATTGACACCATTCTTTTGACGGTGAAGGTTGTTCTGTTTAAAATGCTCGATGTTAGCTTTTTCTACCAATGTGGTTGCGGATTCGGATTTTACCAAATTATTCAACGCAGTCTCGTACCGCACCTTAGTTGACTTGCTTAAATTATTTTCAGCGTGAACGATAAAGTCTTTTAACAATTCCCCTAAAGTATACTTATTGCTGAACTTACGAGGAATATCAATCCCAAGATAATCTGCCTCAATAATATTTTCTACCTTAGCAAAGAATTTCTTGGCCTCAGTTTTACCTGCAATCAGGCGTTTGCGCTGCTTATTTAACTGTGGGTCTTGGAAAGTGACCAAATATTTATTGGACTCTATATGTCTTAATGTAGCCATTTTGTCTCCCTATTGTTGATTAAATGTAATATTGTGAATATAATGGTTGCAAGTTTTATTTACATTTTGTTAACTTCAGGCAAACAACAGGAGATATAATGACTGATTTAGATCGAATTAAGTTAAAATTAAAAGAAGAGGAGCGCAGCCAAAGGTGGCTTGCGAGGAAAGTCGGAGTTAGTCATAGTCTGATGAACATGATGCTACATGGGAAAAGAACTATGACCTCACAAGTAAAAATTGATATCGCAAATACACTTGGCGAAAATCCTGAGAGTTTGTATGTTCAGTAGTTCATTTCGGGGGGTCATCCTTCCTTTCCTTACCATCTCCCTTCGACATCATCGGATGGCTCCCCACTCCACAAATGTCTAAGGGTATAATAAAATTTGAGTCTCGTATGCAAAAGCTTTCAATGTTGGAGGTAATCATCCGCAAACTCGAAAAGCACAACATTAATTATAAGACTACTAAAAAAGATCAATTAATAACAATAGACATCGCTGATGATGATGCTGACAGAGACCTGAAGGGTTTCTTGAAAAATATCATGGAGATGGCTGAAAGGAGAGGATATGAAGGGTATGTTGAGTAATCTATTGATGGATATAGCTCATTTTATCGTTTTCGAATTAAAGAATAGGAAAGAGGCAGTTCTGATCGGACTGTTACTTGGCCTATTAATCTACACAAATCTCTAAAATAGGAGTTAAAATGACACAAAAAGCAAAAACAATGCCCAAGTCATTCATCACTGATGAACTTGTGGTAAAATGGTCGAACCTAATGAAACCCGATACACATTTCGGCACACCTGGAGATCATAATGTGACTGTCTTGCTAGATAAGGCATTACAAAGGGAAATAAAAGGTTGGCAGAAATCAGTAGGTGCGAAGAAAGTTAATGGTATCAGTGAAACAACTGAAGGGGAAGAAACCCTGAAGGTTAAGTCTAAGCTGTATACAACAGGTGATAATACACGCACTTCGTTTCCTTGCTATGATGTAGATGCTAGGGAAACAGACGATGTTCCTTTCGGGGGCGATACAGTTAAGCTGATGTTAGCACCAAGGGTAAATGATCGTGACAACTCACTCAGCCTTTGGCTCTCAGGCGTTCAAATTGTTAAATCAGGTGGCAGAACCACAGGATTTACGCCTGTAAATGGATTCACCGCAGAATCGAATAAAGAATCTGACGAAGATACTTTGCCATTCTAAGTTAAATGGTGCGAGTAAAGGTCAGATACAGAAACTACAACAGCAGTTAGATAATGCCATCAAAGAGCAGTCGAAAGGGGTACGCTTACGAGAGAGAGCTGATGGAGTACCTTCAGAACGAGGGATTTGAGGTTCAACGAGCATGGGGCAGTGACGGAAGGTCTATGGGTGTTGAGCCTGATGTTGATTTGATTGCCGATGGTATCAAGATTCAAGCGAAGAGACGGAAAGTCATTCCAAAGTGGCTTGAATTAGGCAACTGTGATGTAGTAATGACCAGGGGGGATCATCGTAGTACACTTGCGGTGATCCCCTTATATGAATATGTTCGATTATTGCAGCTTAATAAATAAGAAGTGTGCTTTTGGCGCAAGACACAAGGGAGAATTAATATGTGGTTTCACAAGTGGAGAAAACAGAATAAAGAATTTAAACAAATGCCCAGTCAAGAAGATTTGGGGGCAGCACCAAAAATCTATAAAGAGAAATTCTGGTTAGATGTTGGCGAGGGTGTCTGCTCCCATCCACTTTTGGATGAAAGAAGCGAGGGGGAATGGGTATGCTATCAATGTGATATCATAGTTTTCGGATGCAAGCATCCTGACGGATTCACAAAGATTAATAACAATCACTATGAATGTTTAGATTGTGGGCTTGTTGATGAAGAAATGTAAAATATGCGGAATAGAGAAATCATTAGATGAGTTCTATAGATACTCTAGGAATGAAAGCAGGGTTGAACCAAACTGCAAGGAATGTAAGAACAAGAGAAGGATCAACGATGAGTGGCGAGGATGGAAAAAGGGATGGAAATACGATGGTGATATCGATGATCCTGTGTACTTACAAGAGAGAGCAGAATTATTTAAAGAGAATGGGAATGGGTGGTGGTATTTCCCAGACCCTGAGGTTTCAGAATTTATAAAAACAGGGAATAGGACTAGAAATGAAAAGCAGTGAATATGTCAAGAAAATCGAAAAAATGTATCCTGAGATGACCAAGCGGTATAAGGAGATTGCAGAACATCAATATGAAACCTTCTGTCGCAAACAACACGACTATGGAAGCAGTAATATAAGCCTTGGTGGTGACCTTAGTAAGAAAGAGGACCGTATGCTGTCATTAAAAGCATTGGTGATTCGTATGAATGATAAGGCCAACCGATTAATTACAATTATTTTTAAAAACAATGGTGAGAATGCGGTAGCGAATGAAACTTATGTGGATGCGTTCCAAGATGCGAGCGTGTATGGGATAATAGCACAACTAGTAGATGAGGGCGTGTGGGGTAAATGAGTTGGGTTAAACGATATCCCGAAGACCTAAGATTTATTAAAGATAATCCTGGTGTTTATGCGATGTATAATCAGGATGATAATATTATATATATTGGACACTCAAAGCAGTTACTTACAAGAATAAAGAATCACGAAAAATCGGGCGAATACGCCTATTTAAAGCAAAAGTATACACTTACTATAGATGATGCCCAAAAACTCGAATCTAGGCTAATTAAGAGGCTTAAACCGTCCCTAAATCGGGCATTATCTCAAGGGGTGGAGTCTGAAACATATACCACAATGAATTTAAAGGTTCGTGAGGACTTACATCGGGCTTTGAAGATATATTGTGCAGGTAATGATGTGAAGATTCCTGAGGGTGTGTTTATGATACTGAGAAAAGCATTGAAAGAAGAAATTAACTACCTGAAAGGATATGGAAATGCCGAGAACTAAAGCACATGGTGGCGCATATGTCACAAAGGATGGGAAGAAGTGTCGTTCAGTAACTACGATACTTGGAAATAACTTAGGATGGAACAAGCAGGTACTGATTGGTTGGGCTAGGAGGCAGGCGTTGGCAGGGAATGATCCTGAGCTTGTTTTGAAGGAGGCTGCCAATATTGGAACGCTGACCCACTATCTCGTGGAGTGTGATATTAAGGGTGAAAAAGCAGATACATCCACATATAGTCAGGAGCAAATCGAAAAGGCTATGAATGGGTTCGAAGGATTTAAGCATTGGAGAAAGGCATATAAGCCTGAATTTATTGGTACGGAGTTGGTATTGGTCGATGATGAGTTAGCCGTTGGTGGTACTGCGGATCAGGTGGCTAGGATTAGCGGTAAGGTGGTGTTGGGTGATATTAAAACAGCCAAGTTTCTATATGATGACCATATAATACAGTTGGGTGCTTATTGCCATATGTACGAAAGGATTCAGCCTAAGGTTAAGATTGAATATGGGTATATCTTGAGGCTTGATAAAGAAACAGGCTCATTTACCCACCATAATATTAATCGCAAGGAATTAGATTGGGGTTGGAAGGTGTTCCTTGCGTGCTTGGAATTGGATAAACTGAAGAAGGGATAGTGACCAACGAACGAGTGTATGGCAAGTAAGCCACGCACCAAACTTTGAATTGAAACAATAACTTGATTGGCTTATTTGCTATACACATTGTTGTATGCTGTGGCGGTCTTAAAAAATAAACAGACGATTATGGGAAGTATAAAAGGACAAAAACACAACCCGTACATAGAAGGAAAGTACGGACACTTAAACCCAAATGATGTAGTATTTACACCTGATTGGTTAGCAAAACAGATTGTAGATATGTTTCCGATTGAAGGCAAGGTGTTAGAACCATGTAAAGGTGAAGGAGCATTTTTTCAATACTTACCTGATGATTCTGATTGGTGCGAAATAGCAGAAGGGAAAAACTATTATGATTACGAAAAGAAAGTAGATTGGATTGTAACCAACCCACCTTACTCTGATTTTAACAGATTTCTTGACCATAGTTTTGACCTTGCAGACAACATAGTATTACTTGTGCCTGTTGCAAAAATGTTCAAGA